AGGAGGAAAAGCTTTAAAGCACGACATGCTAAAAACATCAAGAAAGGAAAGATGTCAGCAGCATATTGGGCTAACAAAGTAAAGTGGTAAAATGGCAATAAGTAGAGATTCAGTAATGACACTGGATAAAATAGGTAGCCGTGTAAGATTATTAACAGGTATTCAAGCAGTAGAGATGGATGATGATGATTTATCAGTATTGATGACTATGGCTATAGAATGGTTAGAAGAACAGGAAAGTACTACATATTCAGTTAATACCAATGATTTACAAGACCAAGCAGTAACCTATTATAGTTGCTATCTTGCAAGTATAGCCCAGAATGGTATGGGTGTAGAAAATCTAAAGATAGGAGAAATCTTTATATCTTATGATGACGAAGACCCATATGGTAAATATTTAGATATGGCAAACGATGCATTACTAGCAAAGAATGCTTTAAGTATTAAAATGACAGATTACAATGCAGACCCAACACTTGGTAATGTAGATTGGAAAAAGAACATTGACGGTTCAAGTAGTACTTTGAACGTTAGACAAAAACCGAGGAATATAGATTAACATGGCATCAAGTAGAGTAAGAGTAGGAGTTGCTGGAGAAACCAACAACGCAGTAATAAGATTCCAAAGAGATTCAGATGATGATGGAAGCTTTGACGATATAGATTTATTAGCATTTGCTTTAAATGCATCTAATTCAACAGTAACAGTAGATGCATGTGTTATTGACGGAGGGACTTACGGGTCATAAACATGGCAAATAGAATTTACCACAAGCGTAGTGCAAAAGGTACAGATGTACCATCAACTTCTGATTTAGAATTAGGAGAGTTAGCAATTAATACGTACGATGGTAAACTATTTACTAAAAAAGACGATGGTAGTCCAAGTATTGTAGAATTAGGAGATAAAGGACAAAAGGGAGGTATAGGTGCTCAAGGAGATACTGGAGCGGCTGGACCTCAAGGAGATAAAGGAGCAACTGGTTCTCAGGGATTAGCAGGAGATAAAGGAGGAACTGGTGCTAAAGGCGCTACTGGTGCTCAAGGACCTCAAGGTACCGGAGGACCACAAGGAGATAAAGGCGCAAAAGGTTCACAAGGAGCACAAGGAAATACTGGAGGAACAGGACCAGCAGGACCACAAGGTGATACTGGTGGAG